AATAAAATAAAAAAAACCAATTCGCTATTAGGAAATCATATGCTGAAACGTAGCTAAACACGTGAATAAAAAAGGAAAAAGGAACAAGTGGGTGAATAATTAAAATGATAATCCTGCAAGATCTTACACACTTATTTCATGTAGTGTTTTTTGCTATAGCATTAACCTCTTGGATAATTTGGCACACCCTTTTCTTAGCTAGCCTATTTTTGTTTGACGAAAGAGCTTCGCACTATGAATTCCATACCTACTTTGCGATGATGCTTGTAACAACCTGTCTAGTGGTACTTACTTTTTCTAAAATGATAAGATGATTAACGAAAGGATAAAAGTGGAAGAAAATAATTTTTTAAAAAGTTTATTCATAACTCACTTAGATGACCTTAAAGGGCTACAGTCCTACATTTCAGAACAAGTGGCTTCCTCTTTAGCTACATCTAAGCCAGCACCTTATAGTTCAATTGAGACAGATAAACTATTTACAGCCTTAGCCAAAGCTCAAGGTCAGTTCAAAAAAGTAGTCTTTAATCGGCAAGATCCTTATCTAGATTTGCAATATGTAGACCTTCATAATCTTATAGAGGCCACTAGGGATGCGTTGGCAGAAAATGAACTAGCTGTAGTGCAACCCAAAGAAACACCAGATGATGGCTCTACTATCTTACATACCAAGATAATCCACTCTTCTGGCCAGTGGATGGAATCTAGGACAAGGCTGCTGCCCACAAAAAATGATATTGGCTCTTATGAGTCCACTCTTAATGCCCAAAAAAGACTAGAATACATGAGTCTTTTGGGGATAGTTCCTACTTATGATCCAGGTGATGACAATGGTGAGATAGCCATGGTTAAATCTAATGAATACATCGCTAGGGGACCATCAGAGAAGGCCAATAATCCCAAAAACCAGTCTATGGACGTAATCAAAAAACATGAGCTAGAAGAGTTAGAAAGAGAGCTCAGAGATTATCCAGAACTTGCTGAGAATCTATTAGACAAATTAATGCTACAAAGCCTAGCTGACTTGCCAGCGTCTCAATATAGAACTACCCTTATAAGAATACGTAAGATAAAAGACGAATTGAGAAATAGACCCAGCGGGTCTTGACACTTGTGTCTTGACCCACTTAAAGGAGGCTGCCATGGAATATGCTATACCAACGAAGTTCACAATCAGGCCTTATGGAACTATATTGACAGTTCAGGGTGACACCGTCACTGATTATGCAGGCAATGAGATAGTAGAATATACGAAGTATATACAGACATCTAAAGATGAAACTATGCGCTGGGTAGAACTTGGTGAATTCTTAGCCATGGCACTAGAAAAAAAACTCTTAGATCATAAATTTTTAAATGAAGTCCTATCGCTATATAATACTATAAAAAAACCATAAGCCCCTGATTAAAGGGGCCTATGGAAAAAGGAGAAAGGAGAGTAGTAATGAAGAAATTACATACTACTTTTCTATCTCATGTCTGTCAAATTTAGTTTTAACACTTAGTGTTTTAACACTTAGTGTTTTAACACATCGTGTTTTAACACATCGTGTTTTTATAATAAATATCCCCAAATTGTCCAAGTAGGAGTTTCTGGGCCCATAGCCTTCATTGCTCTTACCCGAAAAGTAATTATATCTCCAGCCACTAATGGTACAAAAGAAGTAGTGATTCTGTACTCGGAAGAGATTCCAGTAGAGACAGGCAAGTATTCATATCCAGCTGTATAAACGCCATTTTTCATTAAACCGAGATCCAAGGAATAACCTGTATAAGGATCTTTCTTTAAATAAAATAAATACGTCCCTGTCGATTGAGCTGTAAATGTTGCTGGCGCTCCTACTCCATTGCCTAAATATAGGGCACTAGCATCATAAAAATTAGGTGCTACTATCGCACTTGAACCGATGAGGTAAGTTTCACCTTCGGCGAGGGTCTTTGTTCCAGTGAATCTAAATGCATAAGATTCGCTTGGTGTTGGGACAGGGGCTGCGCCACCTACGCCAAGCAGATACCCTGAAAATCTAATTGTTTGTGTACCGGATTGCGATGTAGAGAAAGTAAAAGTTAAAGTTTCTCCTAGAGCCATTGATGCATAAAATGTTGTATTATGATATGTACTGCCATCACTTTCAATATCATTAGATGATTGCCATATGTTAGCATCACCCTTGATTATATTAAAAACTGTATAAGTTAAACCATTGTAATAAGCAGTATTAAAGAGATATATTCCTGCTACTGGCGCTGTGAATCTAGCATAGTTTCCTGCACCATTTCCTGGATAGAATGATGTTGGATTATAAAACTTAGTTGTTAGGGCAAAAGTGTCCCCTAGGGTCTCAGTACCGCTTCCTGCGAAGTAATGTGACATATCTACTAGGAAAGCATACGAATTTGCACTACCTCCACCACCTCCTGCTGCCCATTCAACCCCTGTAGCTGTGGACGTTAACACTTGACCAGCCGTTCCAACGCTGGAAACCATTCTACCATCTGTATCAATTAAAACAGCGCCATTGGTTGTATCTAACCCTGTTGCTCCATAAATGCCCGCTACGAGACATTTATCCTGTACCCCTACCTTCCCAATCTTTATCTCATTATTTACGCTAGGAGATGATCCTTCTAGCTCTGTGCCTATGATTATATTATTGTTTCCAGTTGAGATAGTGCCAGAATAATGTCCTAGAAAGATGTTGCGCTCAAAACTTGTGCCAGATGTGCCATTGTTTACGCCTATTGCCAAATTAAGTCCATCACCATTAACTAAATCACTTAATGTATTCGTCCCTAAAGAGATGTTCTCACTAGATGAATCGTTAGCTGTTTGTGAATTATGACCTATAGCAATACAGTCTTCTTCTATGTTGGCACCAGGCGTCTGATTCTTGCCCCAAAACAAACTCTCAACTGGTGCTTGTAATTTAGGTGTACCAATGCTTAAACTACCTGCAGTTGTCAAAACTACATTATCCTTTAAGGTCACTGTCACAGTGTTTAAAGCACCATCAGTCTCTATGTTTGTAGAGCCAGCTAGGGTGATCTGATTAGAGCCATTTATGATAGCGCTTCCACTATCTGCTACTAGTTCTGTTAACCCACCACCGCCTCCTCCTCCAGAAGAGGCTATTGTAATGCTATTAGATCCATTTGTAATTGTTACATTGGCTCCCTGGGTTAAATTTGCCCAGACTGGAGCTCCAGATGAACTGGCAATCAATACTTGCCCATCAGTTCCATCTGGAAGGCTTGAAAATTGACCTATGGAAGACGATCTAAGTGTGCCCTGTGTGAATGCACTAACCTTAATAGAGTTAGTTATAACAAGATCGTCGTCTAAATTTAATCTTACCTCATCAAGGAATGGAGCTATTACAGATGTTAATACTCCTCCAGCTGAGCCAAGCAGCTTTATTGTTCCCGCGTTCTCTAAGGCTGTGCCAGAGTTGGTCTCAAAGAAGTTCGTGCCTGATCCATCGCCTGGATATACTTCTACCCACTTAGATACTGCACCTGGTGATTTATCAGCTAGAAGCCAAAGTTTAGTAATAGTAGTAGTAAACCAAAGAGTCCCTAGGACATACTCTTGAAAATCATTATCTGTTGGATCTCGCTCTTCTATTACAAATTGTGGAGGTGTTGTTGCCTCTACCCCTAGATATGCTAGGGGATTTCTACCTAATTTTCTATTATTTTGCATGTCTTATTCCTAGAAGTATTCGTACTTAAAAGTACTCGTACTTAAAAGTACTCGATAACAATTACCATTCCATCACTGCCATTTCCACCAATTCCTGAGTTAGTTCCAGTAATAGATCCACCACCGCCACCGCCGCCTCCTCCTGGAAAGCCTCCATTACCACCATTACCTGCTGCAGCTCCTGTCTTTTGGCCACCACCTCCTCCGCCTCCTGTACCACCTGTCATTATTCCGCCAGATGTGACCTGAGTATTGCCTGCACCGCCATTAAGTGTTCCAGACTCTACCCCTCCAATGCCACCAAGTATAAGATTGGCCCCAAGTAGATCTCTTATATTTGTTCCATTACCGCCAGTTCGTTCTGTGATTGCATCTGCTCCAGCACCACCACCTCCAGCCGTAGAAGTAATTGCTGTATTGAAGAAAAAGCCTTCATATACAGAATTCGAATAATCAGTTCCATAATAAAATGGGTTATGAGAGCCGTTTCCATTAGCCATCGCTCCTTCACCACCAGTAGCGGTTGTATTAGGAGTACCTGTACTGATAAATGAGTTTGAAGAATTAGTAATTATTGGGAACGATCCACTATAGTATGTAGCGGCACCATTGTTAGATCCGCCCTGTCCCTTATTATTGCTTGTAGTAGAGCTAATGCTACCTCTAACAGGTAAATTACCTCCTCCGTATTGGCCATAAAGGCCTATGGGGGTACTTATTTTACCGATGCTACTATTTGTTCCATCAGTTCCGATATTACCATCAGTTAAATTAGAACTTTGAGCTGCCCCACCAGTACCACCAACTCCAACAACTACAGTTTCTGTAGTGCCAAAAAATGAAGCTGGAATATTGGTAATAAAGAAGCACCCTCCATTACCTCCTCCATCTCCACCAGCTGCAGCCGTAGTCAATCCTTGTCTTCCAGATCCACCACCGCCTCCTCCACCCCATCCAATAACTGTTATGGTTTGAGCGTTAGAGTCCTTGGTCCATGTATATGAACCAGCAGTATCATATGTGGATGTAGCACTTGTTCCTGTATAAATTATTTTATTAGCCATTTATTTCTCCTTGGCATTAATGCTTTTAATAGACATCCCAGGTTCCATTTACATCTACAACAAACCAATTATTTGAGCCCAGATGTGTAGCTATTGCCTTTCTCATGCCATTAGCCGAAGCACATCTTATTCCATGTCCAGTACCGGCAGTTGAAGTAATACTTCCCATATGGATATTTCCAGAAGTACCATTTGCCAAATATAGATAGTGCCCATCTGAAAGATTGTATCTAGCTACGCCTACCATTGTTCCCACAGCCGTAGACAGGGGCAATGTGACTGTGGCCAATCCAGTCTCACTCATTACATATCCAGTGTTAGCTGACGCAGTAAATGTTGCACTTGCAGTAGAGACCCACATAAATGCCCCAGTTACAGAGACATCCTGAAATAGAGGAGCACCATTAGTCACTGCTGTAAGTACTTGCCCTGTTGTTCCCGACCCTGAATTTATACTATTTTGTGTTGCCATTTTATCTCCTTACATACTTGGATGTTACATACGAGTATGTTTAAGCTACTACTAAAGTACCAACTGAACTATGAACTACCCATTCAGAATCAGCTACAGCGCATACCGCTTCTACGCAATCATATCTGTGCGTAGAAGCTAATGAGCCTCCCGCAGAAGTATTAGATGATCCATAATGAATGACATCTCCTGCTGCTGCCACCAATGTCCAACCATCAGTTCCATAACCCACTATCTTGATGCGAGCATTTATAGCTGCTGTTGCAGGAAGATTAATTGTTGTTAATCCAGAAGCGGTTTTTATCGTATATTCATTATTGACGGCTGCTGTTACAGGTGATGTTGTTGGAGCATTCCAAGTTAGGCCATTAACCAGATACGATTGGGCCAACGTAGCTACAGATCCTAACTGTCCATTACTATCCACCAAGGCTACATTTATTGTGCCACCAGGAGTTACTCCATAAGTACCTGCTATATAAGCAGCATTTTGTTGACCGTTACCAGTACCTTGAGTACCTATCCTTATCTTATTAGACTCGGCCGCTCCAGCATTCATAAGATAAATACAACTACTTCCTTGCCCCTGTCCTCCGCTTACTCCTGATCCACAATTATATCCGAGCATTAGGGAATATTTAGTTGTACAATCAGTATTTAATACCGCATAGCCCACACATGTGTTATAAGATACATCAGCATTAGCTGTTCCTAGCGCTGAATAACCAATACATGTATTGCCTGATCCGGCTCCACTGTTGCTTGGATTGCCTAATGTTGTTAACGCATTCGCGCCTATAGCAGTGTTATAATGAGAGGCATCCCATAATTCCCCCATTGCGCTATATCCTACACCCGTGTTGTATGTACAACTCTGATAGAAGCCAGTTCCACGTGAATTGGCGGCTTCATCGCCTACCCATATGTTCGTATTTCCGCCCAACATATGGATAGCTTTATAAGTGCCTATCTTGTATACACCTTGAGTGAATGCATAATTCGTGGCTGGCAATAGGATATGTCCTGCCGTAACGCTAACGCTTCCACTACTAACTACTAAATTACCTGAACCTTTAGGCGTAACTGTTATTCCAATATTAACATCCGACCCTAGAGCTGATATTGTAGCTCCCGTTATAGAGGTATTCGCAGCAGCAGCTGAAGTCGCTAGGGTAAGCCCTGTCAATGTACCTGTAACTGTAGGGCTATTGTCTAAATTGATAGTTAAAGTTGCAGCCGTAGCGCTTGAAGTAAGGTTGCTACCCCCAGATACAGTAACCGTGGCTCCTGTTGCAGTCCCAGAATCTCCAGCAAGAGTTCCGATACCACCAGCTGCAGCTACTTGAAACGTTGGGGCTGTCCCTGCTCCATTGGCCGTAAGTATATATCCAGCAGTTGTGGCGCCAGTTACGACTCCAATAATAGTATCTGCTGATGCCACTAAAACATCGCCCTTAACAACAGATTTTGGATAGTAAACTGAATCCAAAATTACATTTCCCACTACATTTGGTAAAATTCTAATATTACCAGCTGGATTTATAATAACTTGTGCAGTATTTACTGGTAGAGCTCCTGGCGCGGAGCTAACATTTATTACCCAATATTGATCTGCAACATCTATTCCAATAGCGGCTGACAATGTGTCCTCTTGATAAACAAAAGGATTACCTGCTACATTATGAAAACCTTGTGATCCCATTTCTCTCTCCTTATTATGCGTTGGTCTTCGTAAACATATATTGATGTGTGCTCACCCAGTTCCATGTCTCAGCAAGAACTCCATTTATCTGTATAATTACGCTTTGGGTTCCTACGTTTACTCCGGCAGTTACACTTGAAGTTGAAGTAGAATTCAAATTGATAATCTCTTCGCCTATTTGCGTGACGTTGCCTCCAGTTGGACGATATGCAGTTATACTCACTGTTGCACCTACCGCATCTGTGAAATCTGACTGAAAGCCATTTATTGTGTCATTTATAATAACCATTTCGCCTTCCGCTAAGGCGATTGAAACAAGTGTTGTTACAGTTGCATCTGTGGTCTGTACTGAAGACTGGCGCATATTCCATTGAGAACTGGCCCAACCTGCTGCAATACCATCATATGTCCAGCCACCTGAACCTTTGGTGACAAAGTTAAGATCTACATTGGTATCAGAACCACCTGCCGTAATAGAGTTGCCATTAATGGTGATATTGGTTGCTGCTGTAGATGTTTTTAAGTTAAGAGCTGTCACATCTCCAGAAAGAGTTATTGAGTTATCAAGATCGACTGTAACTGTTGCACTTGTGGCTGATGTAGTAATATTGGATCCACCTGCTATTGTTACTGTAGAGCCAGTCGCTGTTCCTGAGTCTCCAGCAAGAGTTACTATTCCAGTAGCTGCAGGAGCTTGAAATGTAGGTGCTGTACCTGCTCCATTTGCCGTAAGAACATACGTTGCAGTTGCAGCTCCAGTCACAATGCCTATTACATTTGTCGCAGAAGCTACAAGAACATCTCCTATCGCAACAGTTGCTGGATAGGTTGCTGTAGTCCATGTTGGTACTGCACCTGTAACACCGGTCAAAATTACCCCAGTAGTGCCTTCAGCCGTTGCTGTTACTGCGCTAGTGCCATTTCCAAGAAGAACACCATGATCTGTGAGCGTCGAAGCTCCTGTACCACCATACTGAACAGTTAATGGAGTGCCAAGCTGCAAGTCATCTATGATTACTTGTCCTGTTCCCTTGGCTGTAATATTTATATTAATATTGGCATCAGTCCCGTCAGCTGAGAGAGTTGTACCTGTAAGTGTAACCGCTGCGGCTGCCACATTAGTATCGAAGGTAGTTGCAGCTATTATTCCACCTACTGTAAGTGCTATACCAGAGTCTGGTGTCTCTATAACTACCTCTCCAGTAGATTTGATCTCTAACCTCTTTGTTGCGCCTCCAACTGTATCTGGTGCTGTCCAAAAGGCTAAATTTGCTGCTGTTCTATCAGTTCCTATAGTTCCACTTGAAACTGAATTAATTACTGCTGCTTCATGATATGTAGTGCCATCATGTGCTTGAAAACTTATAGTCCCTATCGCATCACCTGACAGGATTGCAGGAGTTCCTACAGCTCTAGATTTTTTAAGAAACAATTCAGAACCTATGGTATCTGCAGAAATAGAGTTTATGTATTCATTTCCTGAGGTTATTACTAGATTACCAACATCAACCGTGAGAGCATTTGTTGCATGTACATGACCTGCTATAGTAGAAGTATCTACTTGCCCTGACCCTGTCCCATAAGTTCCATAATATGCCTTATTGCTAGTCCCTACTACGCCTATATTGGCTAGGCATATATTGTCCGATTCTGAGCCTACATAGGCTGTCCCAGATAATCGGCCTAGTAACAAATTCCCTGAACCAGTTAATAAATAACCGCCAGAAAGGGCTCCATAAGTTGTGTTGCCTACACCCCCCGTTAATGATGTAAGGCTAGACGAACCTGCTGCTGTTGAGTAGCTAGATGTTGCAACTGAGGTCAAACAATTTGCCCCTAGACCCACGTTATTTGTAGCTGATCCCACAGTTAATGATAGAGTCCCAGCTGCTTCACCCAAAAAGGTATTAAGAGTTCCGCGTCCATGCATAAATCTTGTAGCCCCTAGAGAATAAAGTCCTGCTAGACCATCTGAAGAAGTAATCGGTAAGATAATGGAATCATCAAGATTGATTGTAACTGCATTTGTTGCTCCTGCTGTATTAATATTAACTCCACCTAGTATTCTAATAATGTTTAATGCTGGTACAGCATTTCCACTATCTGTTGTATAGGTATCAGCTATCTCGCCATCCATTGATAGAGTTAATGTAGCCGTAGTATTATTTCCAGCAAATGAAAAATGATCCGTCGCAAGTATGTTTATATTGCCTACTTGAGGGTGAACTATGTCACCTGTATTTCCTGTTAAAGTATTTAAGATTTCATCAAATTGAAATTGCCCGATTTGCGACATATCCAGCTCCTAGACGTTTATTTGGTTAATGTTCTTGACCATACATGGCTGTGAAATAAACAGAGCCTAGGGTAGGATTGCCAGCCGCCAATGCTTTAACATATAGTCGCTCACCTTCAGCTAGATACCATCCACGGTTTAAGGATTGATTAGAAGCTATGTCCCAAAACCAATATCCCAATGCTGGTAAAATTATGTGATCATTTATTCCATCAAATGAAAATGATAATATTTTATCTGTATTATTAAGTATGTAGACACATCTTGCTGGATGCGCTAATTCCGTACCAACTCCAGCTAGAGTTCCATTTATTGAAGCAAACCCTAGCGATCTTACAGGGTCAAATCTAGCCCTTACTGCTGTAATACTCATCTCTCTTTCTCCTATTGAATTATTGCTCTAAATAATAAGTAGCCAGGTATATTAATCCTGTTCCTGCGCTAGCTCCCTTTAGGTAAACAATGGTGCCTTTTTTCATCATTGCTACATAGTTATTTGGAGCAGCATTTGTCTGGAAGTTTAATGTTAACCACTGAGTGGTTGGTACAAAATCGTGATCATGAGTACCATCATAACTTATGGTGATATCTCTATTAGAGGCGTTATATATCCTCATAAGCACTGTCGGGCCTGAAAAGCCCGACGCATTAAGTGCTTGATAAGATGTAGATAGCCCCGTGGAATTAAATGCCGATACGGCATCTGCTTTAATGCAATTTTTCATGTAACTCCTATTTGTCTGTTACAACTGTGGGCTCCGCGCTCGTTGGTCTTTGAGACTCGTGTCCTTGAGACTTGTCTCCTTCTTGCCTTTTTACTGCCTCAGCTGTCGCCTTAGCCTGCTCAGCAAGAATAGCTAAGAACTTAAATGTTACATCGTATGCCTCTCCAAGAGGTGCATTAGCCGGTATTATCAGTTGATATTTATTATCATTTACTGATACTTCATATGTTGTGTTTACCTTAATAAAGTTCATAACACTCGTGTTCATCTCTTCTCCTCTACATGTTATTAAAAGAATCTAAGGCCCTTACTACATTTCAGGGCCTTGCAGTTTATTCGCTTAGTTAATTCAGCACCCAAAAATTAATGTGTACGTCGCCATTTAATGCGGCTGCACCATTATTTGTGAGTGTTACTACTACTGAGTTAGCTGCTGGAACTACCCTCGTTACAGTCATTTGACTATCATTTGCACCTAAGTTGCATGCTGTGACAAAGATGGCAGTTGTAGCAGCTGCTATCTTTGTATTATTGATTGTAAATTCTTGAGCTGCTGCAGCGGCTGTCGTCTGACCAGTAAAGACTGCATGACCTACTCTTGCATTAAGAGTAACTGCTACACCGGCTGCTGAGTTTGTTGCAGGTGCCATAGAGACAATACCTGCTGCATTTAAAGCTATTCCACCTGTACCAGCTTGCACCGTTGTGGCAGAAGCTGTAGTTATGGAACCAACTGTTGTAGCATGCTCAATGGCGTTAGCACCAAATTGCATAGCACCTGTTCCACCATTAACTACGACTGAAGTTGCGCCTACGTTATTACCAATGGTAACTGTACGAGCACCTCCAGTTCCTAGATTTAATGCTTGAGCAACGGTATCGTTACCAATACTGATTGCTGCTGCAGAAGAATTAAGTTCTAGTACACCTGCTGCATCTATATCTATCTCTCCACCACCGCTAATATTCAATGCGCCTGTACCAGCTTGAACAGTAGTTGCTGAAGCTGTAGTTGTGCTACCAAGTCTTGTGGTATGCTCTGTTGCATTAACACCAAGATCAAGATTTCCAGTTCCTGTATTAATAACCACAGACGACGTTGCTGCAGCTGAACCCATGGTGAGCAGACGTGTGCCGGCTATACCAATATTGATATTTTGGCTTACAGCATCTTGACCAATTTGGATTACTCCAGCAGAAGAATTAAGTTCTAATGCACCTGCTGCATCAAGAGTCATTGCTCCCACAGATGTTTCAGCTAGGATACCGCCAGAGGCTAGGGTCAATGTGCCTGTTCCTGTTTGGGCTGTGAATGCGGAAACGCCATTTGTTGAACCAATTCTGGTTGTATGATCTGTAGCATTAACACCTATATCTAAAGCTCCTGTTCCACAAGGGAATAAGAGAGATGTTGCGCCTGTTCCATTACCGATAGTTATTGTTCTTGCGCCAGCTGTACCAATGCTCATGTTTTGGCTTATGGCATCATTACCAATATTGATAGTGCTAGTTGATGAATTTAACGATAGGGCTCCAACTGAATCAATGTCTGTAATTCCAAGAGCTGTTACTGTCATAGCACCTGTACCACTATGTATAACAGTAGATGCTGCTCCAATAGCCGAACCAAGAGTTACAGCATGATCGTCGTCTATGCCAACATTCAATGCCCCAGAACCAGATTTTAGCGCTAAAATACCATCACCGGAGTCAATAGAAATCCCTCCAGTTCCAGAAAGTAATGATATACCACCAGTAGCGTGTTGAGCATTTATAAGAATATCATCAACATTACCTTCTGATGCTTGTAAAGTTATTCCTCCAGCGTCTGTTTCAAGCCATATTGCTTTATTTCCAGTACCTTGTTCTGCCTCAATATGGATTCTAGCTGATGTACCAGCATCTTCATGCAAAAATATGGAATTACTTGCATCTACTGTAGATGTGATAGTGGCAGCGCCAGATGTCATATTAAGATCAACGCCTGCTGTCAGAGCACCTGCTACTGATACTGAATCAGCCAATCTTACTTTTACTGTATTAGCTGTTGCGCCATCTGTAGTAATATTAGAGTTATACCCTAAAACAGATGTAGCTCCTGCAAGTGGAGATACTGGACCTCCAGACGTTGTTACAAATGTGCTTGCCGTTGCCCCAGTAGCATCTATTGTGATACTATTGGCTGCATTGGTTACAGTGATACCAGCACCTGGGGTTATCACACTCCACGCGGGAACGCCTGCCGTTGATGATATTAGGACCTGGCCATTAGTTCCCTTGTTTGAGGTAAATACACCACTTGCATTTGTTTGAGCAACACCAGCATTTAAAGCGGAAGCTGTAATCGTTCCCGCTGTTACGGTTAAATTACCACCGGTGATAGTAGCATTGCCTGGGTTAATACTTAAAGCTGAAAAACTACCTGTTCCCCCTCCTGTACCTTCCCAATTGGCTGCATTATTCTTTATGCTAGTTAATACATATACATCATTAAGTACTGTATCAACCCATACAGTTCCTAATTCAAAACCTTTATCCCTAGTTGTTGGTGCTCTCTTTGATACAATTGGAGTTATACCCTCATCGTATCTATAATCTTTGGCTAATTTTGTTGCCATTACTACTCCTATTTCTCTATTAATAAGATGCATACTGCATGCATATGCAATTAATCTGTCCCTTTCCTTCTATTAATAGAAAGAGTTGAGTATTATCGGTATAAGAGAGATAAATAG